GTCGAGCGTGAAGCTGTAGCCGTCTTGCGGGCAGTTGTTGAAGGTCAGCGTCCGGCTGCCGTTCAGTTCGATATAGAAGTCGTTACCGATCGACAGGTCGATGGACGTTGCCGCAACCGGCTGAGGAATAAAGGAGCCGCTACCAGCGAGCATGGCCCAGTTGGTCGAGTCGTTCGCCGGGTCGACCGTGCCCGCGCCGGCGACGCGGCGGCGGTAGGTCTGGAAGTTGACCTGGCTGATCACACCCTCATACTTCTGGTAGGTCCGGCCACTGACCCAGGCGGCAGCACCAACGGCCGCTTTCGCTGCGGTTGCCTGAGCAGCGGCTTCGGCCGCAGCTTCGATCGCGGCACTTGAAGCGCTTACGACATTTGCCTCCAATGCATTCAGCTGCGCCCCGTGGGTCGGCAGTTCTTGGTAGTACTCGCCCATGTTCTTATCGAAAACTGGCTTGGGCTGCGAACGATTAGGCATCTTTGCCGGATCGGTATATACGCTAATAGGCACTAGACACTCCCTTCAATTTGTAACGCCATGTCCGACCAATGCAAGCTCGGGATAACGATCTTGAAACTGCCATAACGACCGAACACGGCAGTGGCACCATATGGGCCACCGATCCAAACAATCGGCCGCTGGCGGTACTGAAAAAGCTTCCGCTGGATATAGTCGATCTCGGAGTTGCTGACTCGGACATCGACACTCATTCGCTTTGCATATGGCCGGAAGGTTGTCTCGCTTGTGCCGTCAAAATTAAACGTCGTGCTCGAGTAATCTCTGCCCTCAACGGACAACCCATATAAAGACGGTCCGAACTCATCGACCACCCCGATCGCACACATCCCAACCTTGGCGTCACCACCATTCTTACGAATAGCGATCGTCACCAATGCGCTAGCGTAGGGGGGCATAGACTGCGTGACAAAATAATCAGCTCGATCCGCCGGTCGGAAGCACCAGTCGTAGTAGCTGCTGCTACCACTCGAGGTCACTAAACTGGCCACCTCGCTATAGACCACGCCCTCAACGCGGTCGACCACTGACAACTCGATTTCGTCCGCGTCAACTTCTCCGAGATAGAGACCTTCACAAATCGATTGCGGGGAAAGAACGACGATGATTTCGTCTGGCGCGCTCGTCTGGGTGTTGTTGTACTGATCGAACATCGCCCACCTATTGGTAGCCCCGCGCGGGTTCCATGCCGCGGCATCTGTCAACGCCCTCCCTTTGTTCGCATCGATCAGCGAACGGAACACGCCATGCGTTACAGGATCATGTACAAGGGCATCCTTCGCGTAGGTTGCCGTTGCGCTGTAGTCTTGCTCCGAGATCGGAACGCTGGAATACACCAGGCCAGCACCAGGGCCGATTACGTCAGCAGCGCGGGTGACGGCGGCGCCGCTGGTCTTGATCGGGCTAGTGAGGCGATCACGCTCGAGTTGGGGCAGGCCGATGCGGATGGTGAAATCTACAGCACCGGAGACGTCGATGAGGACTTGAAAAGTGAGGCGCTCCGACGAAGCGCCGACGATTCGCGATTGCTCAAACCTCTGTTCCCTCAGGGCACCGAACCGGGGGGAAATCAGCCGCAATTCGTCGGTGACAAAGGTCCCGTTCGCCAGGCCTTCGCGCATGCGAAAGCGACTGCTTATAACATTGGCGAACGATCCCCCTATTTGCGCGAGATAGAAGCTGCCGACCCACACCTCCCCAGGCGCTACTACAGTCGAATTGGTACTTTCAAACTCGACGATGACCTGTCCTGCCGCTGTTCCGCTGAAACGAATGTCGATGTAGTCGATATTGGACTCGACTCCAACCTCTTTCACTTCGCGGGTCAGGCCGGCCGCCATTGCAAAGCCCCAAAAGCTTGGAAGCGTGCCCGGCGAGCCAGCGACCGCTCCCTGCATCGTGTTATTTCGGGCGCGGTTCGTCGCCTCCGGCTCGATCAGCGCATACGGCGCCTTGCTCAGGTCGGAGGGGTCATAGGTGACGCGTAGAGTATTTGGAGGAGCCGTCCGAAGCACGCCATCCCGACTACAAAACGTACCACCGCCGCCCGTGACTGATACGTCGCCAATGGCGACTGGATCAACAATAATCATTTGATACGTTCCTTCGGCATACCGATAGCTTCCCAGCGGTCAAGCAGGTCGGCCGTTTGCATGGTTTGCTTTGCGATGGCGGCAAGCGCGCGCTCCAGCAACTGATCTTTTTCTTCTCCCTCCTTACGCAGTTGGCGAACCTCTGCGGCCAAGGCAGCCGAGTTGTCCACCGGACTGCCCAGACGCGCCATGAGGTCACGCGTCTGGTTGGCGTTGAAGATCCTGGCCGGGCCAGTGGCCTCCAGCTCCGGACCGTTCTCGCCCACGATCCTCCAGCCGCCCGTGTGGTCACCACCCGCTGCATAGCCAGGAATCTTCTGCTTCTTCTTGTACTCGTCGCTTTCCTTAAGGCCTTGCTCGATGGTGTCGTACGAGACGCCAGCTGCAGCGCGGCCCATCCAATACTGCAAGCCAGCAGCATCAGCGGCGCGGCCGAAGGTCGACTTGTACAGCGCCTTGATCTTCGCCTCTGGCGAGTTGCTGATGGCGTTGACGATGTCCGAGATCGAGTTGCCCGCGGCGGCACTGCCCTTCCAGTACTCGAGCCCGGCCGCGTCCGGCGCGCGGCCGAGCGCGCTCTGGTACGCATCGCTGATTGAGGAGACAGCCGCGTTGATCGGGTTGGCCTTTGCCCCGGCAATGGCCTCGTGAAGCGCGAGGACAGCATCGCGGATGGAAATCCCAATTGTGCCGTTGCCTTTGAGCTGGTCGATCTGCTCCTGCTCCTTCGCCAGCATCTCGTCGTAGGCCGCCAGCTGGTCTTCCAGCGTGTCCAGCGTGCGCTCCTCGGCGGTCAGCGCTTTATCCGAAATCGACGCCAGGTCGGACATGTCGTTGCGGGTGCGGTAGAAGTCGGCCTGGTAGTCAGCGAACGACGCGAACTGCTCGCTCGCGTCCCGCGACAGCGTCGTCAACACGGCCTGCAGCTTCTCCGAATCAGGCAGTGCGCCGCCGGCGCGCGCGATCGCGAGGGAGCTGCGCAGGTCCGACTGGGCGCGCGTACGCTCCATCACTTCCGCGCCCGGGCCGCGCATGCCATCGATCGTGCTGCGAAGGCTGTTCGACACCGAGCGAATCTTGTTGGCGGCTTCCGTGTGAATGGCGATCTGGGACTGCAGCGCCGCCTTCTCGCGTTCAACCGCGCGCTGCAGGACTGCGAAGGTGCTGTCGACGCCATTTATCAGGCCCGCAGCCACCTGCTGCGCCGCTGCAGTCGCCGCCTCGGCGGCCGAGGCTTCCGCCTGCAGCGACTGGATTCGGTCCCACAGCGGCAGATTGCTTTCGTGGATCGTCGCCCGTTCCTTCGCGAGCAGCTGCTCGCGGGTCATCGTCATCTCGTCGAGACGGTCCTGCAAGCTCTTGCGCTCGTCGGCGATCTCTTGCATCGACTTGGTCAGGTCTTCGGTCGTCGGGTACACCTCGGCGAACGCCTCGGCCAGCGACATCAGCGACGTGTACTGCTTGGCGCCCGCCTCGGTCGTCAGGTTCAAGCCCAGGATGACATTCTTGAACTCGTCGCGCGTGTCCACCCAGGCCAGGCCCATGTCGGCCAGCTGGCCAACGACGTGCTTCTGGACCGGCGCCAGGCGCTCGGCCTCGGTCAGGAACTCTTCGGCGAAGGTGCCAGCCTGGTCGGCCAGCGCGCTGATCCCGCCGGACAGGCTGATCAGGCGCTCGCGGGCCGCCAGGCTGTCGATGCCGGCAGCGCCGACCGTGCGGCCGATGGACGCCATGATCGCGTCCAGGCCGGCATAGTTCGACGCCACGCGAGCAAGCGTCTCCAGGTAGCCTTCGCCCACCTGCTGGAACTGCTCCAGGCCAGCCACGCCAAACGCGGCCAGGTTGTCGCCGACCTTCGAGAAGACGGCCGACAGTTCCTTCTGGATCTCGTCGTCCGTCTTGCCCTTGAGGCTGACCTTGCCGATGTCGACCACGAACTGGCTGAGCTGCGCGTTGAAGCTGTCGGCGCCCAGGCCAAGGATCTGGCCGGCCTCGTACACTGTGTCGTACAGGGAAAGGAGAACGCCACTGATCTGACGATTACCCTCCGCGCCCAGCGGCGCGGTCTTGGTGCTGGTCTTGTCGCTACCGAACCAACCGCCGTCCTTTTTGATGTCGGCGTACTGCATGGCGGCGAGCGAGCCCGCGGCGATGCTGGAGAAGTTGGTCGGATCGAAGGTGAAGCCGGTGTCCTCGACGGTCTGCTTGCCGCCAAAGACGCTGCCCAGCGCCTTGCCGATAAAGGTCTTTCCGATGACCGCGCCGAGGGCGGTCCCCAGAGCCATGCCCAGCGGGCCGCCGAGCAGCAACCCGATCTGGCTTGCTCCCATGCCGAAGTATGCGCCGCCCATGGCACCAGCAACGCCGCCGGCGAGGCCGCCACTGATGCCGATCCCCTTCGAGTCGAAGACGTTCTTGTTGTACTCCGAGCCGAACTCACCGGTCACGCCGGTGGTGCGCACCAGCAGCGATGCGAATTGGCCGATGCCCGACTCGATGTTGCGCAGCGAAATCAGCATCTCGTTGCTGACGCCCAGGTTGTCCTGTGTCGACTGCTCGATCTGCGAGAGCGCTCGCGCGATCGAGTCGGATTTGGCGTCCGAGCCCAGCACGGTGCCGGTGCCCTGCGCCTTCTGCCGCGACTCCGAAAGGCTCATGCCGCCGCCGGACACGCCGCCGATGGCGACGCCCAGGCCGGCGACGACAGCGGCCATCGCCGCCATCCGCCCGAAGGCCGTGTAGGGGTCGCCGCTGCCCTGGTTGAGGACGGCCGCGATGCCCTTCGGCACCAGCTCGGCCATTGTCATCGCCAGCTCGGCGGCGTGGAAGACCTTGGAGACCGTCATCAGCGCGCTGTAGCCGCGGCTCTGCTCGCCGAAGAAGCCGGATGCAGCGCTGGCCATGTCGCCGTAGCCGGCCAGACGATTCCGGGTTTCCATCTCACTCAGCCGCGCCATATCCCGCATGTACTGCATTTCAGTCTTTTGCCCGGTAACGAGCGCGAGTCTGCCCTCCTCTCGCTTCTTATCGAACTCCGCTTGGCGGCGGCTGAATCCGTCGAAAGTCGACGACAGTGCCGACAGCGCAGTGCCCGCGCCGCCCAGGGATTCGCGCAGCGCCTCACCGAAGGTCTGCGCCTTGGCTGGGTCCAGGAACTCGTCCAGCGACTCGGCCGCCTTCCTGCCGGCTTCCATCGTCTCGACACTGCTCAGGGCCGCTGAGCTGCGCTTCTTCGCGGCGATCAGCTTTTCGAGATTCTCGATCTCGTCGAGCGTGAGACCGGTCGATGCGCGCTGGGCCAGCTGCTCTTCCAGGCGCGCGAGTTCGAGCGAAGCGATTTCGCTTCGGGTCTTGCCGAAGGTGCGCGCGAGATCCTCGTTGCGGCTCGCCTCCGCCTCCGCATCCTGAATCGTCTTGGCTGCGGCGGCGGCGTATTCCGTGCGCATCTTGCTCCAGCTTGTGAAGCCTTCCTCGGCGCGCTTGTTCGATTCGATGACCTCCAGGTTGGTAACGAGTTCCCTGATCAGCATTTCGACGTGCGCCTGCTGGATCGGACTTAGTTTGCCCTTCGCCGCCTCCAGCTGTTCGGTCAGCGCAAGCTGCTCTTGCTGACTCGCCGTCAACAATGAGCCATATCGAAGCTCAATGCTCGACTGAGCGATTTTCTTTTGAATTGACTGAGTCAAGCTCTGATAAGCATTTACTTGACTCTTGGCCTCGGAAGCAGCTTTGTTTTGTGCCTCGCTGAGCTTGAGAAATTCAGCAATCTGCGCGGCAATTGAAGACCCACCCTGCGCCGCCGGCCCGCTCGGAGCAACAGCTGGCTTGGCAGGGGCATTCTGCAGGCGCTGCAAAGCTTCGATCTGACGATTGATATTCGCGACCCGCTCTTCAAGAACCTCGGTCGTCTCTCCGAATAGCATTCGCCCCACAAAGCCGACGTAGGGCACATTCTTGCTGAGCTCAAGATCAGTTTGAACTTCAGCAAGCTCCTCACGCAAGTTCTTGATTTTCACTTCCGCGCTCGAAAAGTGATCGGTAAAAGCAAAAGCACCCAAAGCGCCCAGGCCAACCCACATAGCTTCCAGCTTGCCTGACTCCTGCAAAGTAAAGCTGATGGTCGAAGCCACTTCTGTGAGCGCCGGCAGCATCTCCTTCGCCAACCCAGTTTTCACGCCGTCGACCGCCGTGCCGAGTTCAGCCAACCTGTCCTTGAACTCGTCGGCCTTCTCAGCCATTTCCGACGTGGTCGCACTTAGCAGAATACCTTTCTGCACCATCTCATCGATTTTCGCGCTACCCTCGGAAAGCAACGGCGCTGCAACCGCCCATGAATCGCCAAGCGCATCCGCGCCGAATGCCGCGCGCATTTGCGGCTCGTCAATAGCTGCGAATACGTCGGATAGCTGCTTGAAGGCTTCGAGCGGATCCTTCGCGGTCACGCCCAGCTTCGCAAAGCGATCCGCGTCCTGTGCCATGTTGACCGACAGTTCTTTGATTGCGTCGGCAACACCTTCCAGGTCTGTGCCCGACTGCTGGGCCGCCAACTGTAATCCTGAGAGATTCTCGACAGTGATGCCCGTTATCTTGCTCAGGTTGTATAGATTGGTGGCCGCGTCAGCTGCGCTATTGATCATTGCACCAAATGCCGCGAATGAAAGCCCGGCAGTTGCAAACTTGGCGATATCGCCCAGCGTTCCGGTAAGTCCGTCGAAGCGCCTTGTGAAATCCTCGACCGTACTGCCCACGCGCGAAAGGGACTGGTTATCGAGCCCCCGAAGTGCGTCGCCCACGGTCTCGATTTTTCGACGGCTTTCTGCTTCGCCATCGACAACCATCTCAATTTGCGCGCGTGGCGTGGCCATTATTAACTCCTTAATTCTTACGTTGACGCGCCCACTCTTCCAGGCACGCTCGTTCCATCATTTGAATCAGCAGAAACATGTGCTGCCGCGCTTTCTTCCTCAACCCACGCATGCGCAAGCAAGTTTCGACACCGGGATAGTTCAACCCTGTCACTCCGCCCATGCCCGCATTCCACTGTGTTTGGACGGACAGCCAGAAACCGAAGGCTTCATCGTTCTCGGGCCAGAGCCAATACTCGTCTTGCTGCAGCTCCAGGCCTCCGTCAACGTAGAGACCTAAAGCAGCGAGGGCGTCATTGGCTTGATCCGTGTCGGCGCGCTCGTCGCCGCCAAATTCAATTTGGCCGCGCGCCATGAGGCGCACGACCTCGGTTAGTTTTTTGCGGTGGCCGAGACCTGTTCCAGGTAAGCGTGCATGATCAGCAGCGGCAGGCCCGGGTTGTCGAGCAACTCGTCGAGTTCCTCGTTGGCGAACGGCACTGCGTTACCGCCTGCATCCAGCACGCCGTCCCAGCCTTCAGCGACTTCTCGCACGAACTCTTTCACCGCACTCTTCTTGTCCTTCATAACGTCGTCGATTTCGTCTTGGGTCTTGCGCTTGCAGTGCAGCGTGAAATCGAAGTTGATCGCCTTACCGTCTTCATCAGGCAGAGCGCCCTTGACCTTGACCGGCAGTTTGTTGAGCTTTTTCAGAACGAACGCCATCGCGTTTCCTTTCAGTGTGAGTAATTGGTCACAGGCAGACGATGCGCCACTCGTCGTTGCCGTTGACCGGCATCAGGCGCAAGTCGAAGCCGATCAGGCGCTTGCCGTTGAGTTCCGACTTGCGCGGATTGGTCAGCTGCGCGGCGGACGCGAAGATGATGGCCTTGTTGCCGGTGGCCGTGCCGATGGTGAAGCCCAGGCTTTGCGTTTCGTTCGCCTTGACCTTCTCCATGAGCGCCACTTCCTGTGCTGCGGTGAGCTCGAGTTCGAGCGTTGCCGTCGACTGGCGGTCCGAGATGTCGACCGTCTCGGTGGTGAGCATCGCGCTGAAGTTCACGACGTTTCCGAAGTTCAGCTCCAGGCCGGTGCTGTTGTACACAGTGCCGCCGGTCAGTGCGCCGGTCGCATAGGTGCAACCCAACGTGATGTCGATGACGTTCGCCTTGGTCATGGCGACCGGCTTCTTCCAGGGCGTAAAGGTCGGGGCGACGTTTGGAGTCGCGACGATGCCGCCGTCCAGGCCGGTCCATTCGAAGCGCAGCATCGGGCGTTCGCCGATCTTCGCCGAGAGGGTGCAGTTACCCATTCCACCCAGCAGCTTGTGCAGGACGCCGTCGTCATAGTAGTACTGGGTCAGGGTCTTCAGGGCCGACGACACCGGCGTGTACTCGACACGCGGCGGAGCGGTGAGCTGGCCTTCCGCCGCCGCACAGCCCAGCAGCAGCTGGCCCCAGGCCGGCGGCGTCGCAGCCGTGCCCGAACCTGCCAGCTCGACCGCATACGACACCTTGACGCTGCCGGGGCCGACCAACTGCTCGCTGCCGCCGAAGTAGCCACGGATCAGCGCGCGGTCGATGCCCTGAGCGTCCAGCGGCGTGACGGTGGCCTCCGAGAGCAGGATGGCATTGGCTGCGCCACTTGGCGCCGCGTCAGTACCAGGAGTCGTTTCCACCTTGGCGGTCACGACGGTGTTTTTGATAAGGCGAGGCATCGATTACTCCTGGCTCGGTTGAGCGGCCGGTTCCGGCTGCGGGTTAATGTCGATCCACTCCCAGCGCACCTCGTCGAAGCGCCATTGGCCGCCGCCGGGCGGTGGGGGGATGTCGCGAGCCGGGGTGGCCGCGACGGGTTTCTTTTCGAGATCGGTATCGGTCTTCATGATCAGTTCAGGTTGCCGTTATATGTGCGATGGTCGGCCTCGTAGATAAGCCGCACCCATCCGGTTTTCTTTCCTTCGGCCATGTTCTCGGCCTCTACACCCGCGAGCACCAAATCGCTCACGACACCTCCCAGCGTCGGATCGGCGGCCAGGCGCTCGGCGACGCGCTCAAGCAGAGGGTCAACCGCCACGTCGCCGCTATCGGTGACACTGCGCGCGTAGAGCTCCACGGTGATGCGCGTCGACCAATCGATCGGGGCGCCATTGATCGTCCCCTGCCCTGGCAGCGCCCGCTCCCACTGGACGCTGACCGCCTCAGCTTCCTGATCCGGGAAGATGTGGGTCCGCGCTCGATGGATGGACCTGCATACGGGCGGGTCCATCTGCAGCTGGGCGATCACAGCAGCAACCGCCTTGGAGAAAGCGGTGCTCATTGAGTGCACTCGACGATCAGCGTCGTCAGGCCAGTGCCGTCCGGCTGCGGCTCGACGATCACGTACGGCACACCGGCGATCGAGATCGGCTTGCCCACCGGCTCGGCCATGACGGCGCTCGATGCGACCTGGACCGATGGGCTAGTGTTGGCCGCGCCAACGCCGAGAGAATCCGTCGAACTCGGCTTGCGGAAGATGCCGGGAACCAGCATGCCGCCGATCTCCACCTGGACATTCGCCAGGTGGTTTAGCACCATGCTGTTGGCCATGGCCTCGAAGTTGGCGAAGTTCACGGTGGCTGCTTAGCGGATCAAGCCATCGAGCAGCACGGTTGCGCTGGTTTCGGTGCCGCTCTTAGGGGACGCGGCTGCGCCGACCAGGACGTTGTTGGTCGCGGTCTTGGTGATACGCTTCGCGGTGTTGTCCCAGTAGACCTTGTCGCCAATGGCGAGAGTGTCGGCAGCGACCGCGCCCAGGGCGAAAACGCCGGCGCGGACGGCTTCGACAGTCGTGCCCTGCAGGGCGTCGTTCGCAGCGACGCCGAAGACCGCGCCGACCAAGACGCCTTGGCCGCTGGTGAGGTTGTACGGCGCGGGCAGCGTGATGACGTTGCCAGGCTGGATGAAGTTCTTCATGGTGTGTTTTCCGTGGTGAGTGGTAACCCGGCCGGCTTACTTGCCAGCGCCCTTGTACAGGCCGCGGTGGTCCACGGCCTTGGCGGCGAAGTCCAGGCGGCACTTCCAGGTAACGCCATCGACTTCGAAGCCGGCTTCGCTCTCGATGACCGGGCCTTCAGCACCGTCCAGGTAGCAGTACTCGACGGTGTCGATCTGGCTGTTGCTGCTTGCCAGGTACCAGGCCGCGTCGTCGATCGAATCGAGAATCGGCTCGACCGCGGTGCGGCCGCCGGTGCGGAATTCGTTCACGTCGCTCTGCTTGGCCGGCACATAGTTCGAGCTGGTCAGTTGGTAGGCATCCTGCTCCAGCGATGCCGGCACGATCAGGAAGTTTGGCGCCAGGTTCAGCTCCTCATCCTGGAGGCCTTTCTGCAGGCGCATCGCCGTACGGCCTGCCTTCAGCGCCGCCAGGGTCAGTGCCGAGCCAGCGCCCGAGCCGCTGTTCTTATGTGCGGCATCGAACAACTCCTTACCGTCGCCCATCATCGGGTTACCGGCCAGCTGGCTGTACACCAGGCGGTTCTCCAGGCGGCTGGAGCTCGCGCCAAACGCGGTGACCAGGCGTTCGAATGCGCGTAGGTCGTCGTTGACGATGGCCTGGCGGGACAGCGACACCATGCGGCCGTAGGTCACCAGCTTGTAGTTGTCACCACCATCTTTCATCGTGCCGTACTTGAACTCGCCGTGCTCATTGGTCTGGAGCAGCTGCGGCGCAGCCGAAAGCTGGACGATGCTGATGTTCTTAAAGTCGGGGGCGTTCGGCGCGCGGCGAGCCCACTGAGTGTAGGTGCCGAGGTTATCCTCGTAGCCGGCGCGCATGCGCTTGTTGGCAACGTTGGCAAACAGGTTAGCGAAGTCGCTGGTGCCATGCATGCCCGAGCGGAAATGCAGGATCTGCTGCGCCAGGCGCATACGGTCCATGCCGCGCGTGTTGACGCCAGCAGATTCGAGGAACTCGCGGCCGATTTCCAGCAGGCCCATGCCACGGTACTGGCGACCATTGTCGGTCAGCTTGGCGCCAGAATAGACGCGGTGCATGATCGCTTCCTCCATGCCGGCCATGCGGGTCTCGTGCTCGCTGCCGACCAGATGCACGCGCACGTTTTGGTGGCCACCACGGGCCGCGTCGTTGCGGGCCATCTCGTCCAGCACCGCGCTGCGGGCCTGATCGAGCGAGTTGCCGCTGCGGATCAGGCCTGCGGCAAGGTTGCTCACGCCATGGCGTGCGCACAGCTCGGTGATATCGGCGGCGCGGGTGGCCGCTTCATTGGCCGCACGGGTGGCAGCGTCGTCGACAGTTGGTGCGGCCGGAGCTGGGGCGGCAGCAGAACGGGCGGCATCGGTAGGCGCAGGGTTCTGGGCGCCCGGCTGGGTAGCAATGGTCATGTTGTCTTCCTGGTGGGATGGAGCGGTTTGGGCGGGCGCCCGGGTGATGAATTCGCACGGTATGCCGTTGACCGGCGCGCTGCGCGTGCTGGCCTCGGCGTCGGCCGGGACGGTGACAAAGCTGATTTCGAACGGCTGCCACCGCACGGCCCGGTAGAGGTCCATGTTCACGCCATCGGTGCGGTCGATTGCGCGGGTAATCTCGAAGGTCGTGATGTTGTAGCCGAACGAGATCGAACGGATGATGCCGGCCTTGATATCGGCGACGATGCCAGCCATCTCTGGTCGCGTCGACAGCCGCAGCACGGCGCGGCCTTCACCATTGGCGATGGTGCCGCTGATCGCGATGCCGATGATCGACTGGACGCCACCGTGCATGCGGTGGTTGTCGATGACCTGGACAGTACCGGCGTCGAAGCGCGTCATGTCAACGGCTTCCGGCGTGACGGCCAATTCCTCCTCGTACGGCTTGTCGGTCCACCAGTCATAGCGCCGGACCCGCGAGCCGGTCGTCCACACTACTTCGATCGTGTTGTCGGCTTCGTTGTAGGTGGTCGGCACCAACTGTGCCTCGCGGGAGAGCGAGGGCATGTTGCGCGGATCGGTTGCCGAGCGGGTTTGCGGGGTAGTAGCGGGCGTCGTCATGCAGCCCACTCTACGTATTGCACTGTCTCAATTCTCGGAAAACGAGCCTGTCAGAATTTCTGTGTGGAACCGGGGTCATGAAATAATCCCGAAAGGACTGTTCCATGACCGAAGTGATGACCACCAAGAAGCTCAAGAAGCAAAAAGCAGCATACCCATTCCCCGTGGAGCTGATCGACCAGTTGCTGGCCCAGGTTGAGAACAAGGACGCCGAGTCGATCCTTGGCGAATCGGGCCTGGCCGGGCAACTCAAGAAGATGCTGGCCGAGCGTATGTTGTCGGCCGAGTTGAACCACCACTTGGCCAGCGAGGAAGAAGGCACTAAAAACCACCGTAACGGCAGCAGCCCTAAGAAGGTGCTCACGCCCGGCGGCGAGCTCCACCTGGACGTGCCCCGCGATCGCATGTCAAGCTTTGAGCCCAAGCTGGTGGCCAAACATCAGCGCCGGATGTCTGGCTTTGATGATCACGTCATCAGCATGTACGCGCGTGGGATGAGCGTTCGTGAGATCCAGGCGCATCTGCTGGAGTTGTACGGTACCGAGGTGTCGCCGGACCTGATTTCGACCATCACCGACGAGGTGCTCGACGAGGCCGCACAGTGGCAGCAACGGCCGCTTGAAGCGATGTATCCAATCGTCTATTTCGACGCGTTGCGCCTGAAGATCCGGGACGAAGGCACAGTCAAGAACAAGGCCGTGTATTTGGCTCTGGGCATTCGTGCCGACGGCCGCAAGGAAGTGCTGGGTCTGTGGATCGAGCAGACCGAAGGCGCCAAGTTCTGGCTGAAGGTATTCAACGAACTCAAGAATCGTGGGCTGGACGATATCCTGATCGCTGTCGTCGATGGACTGCGTGGCTTCCCCGAGGCCATTGAAGCCGTTTATCCGCAAGCGCAGATCCAGACGTGCATCGTGCACCTGATCCGCAACTCGACGACGCTGGCGGCCTGGAAGGACCGTAAAGAGCTGGCAGCGGCGCTCAAGCCGATTTATCACGCTGCCAATGCCGACCTGGCAGAAGCGGCGCTGGACGCGTTTGCGGAAGGTCCATGGGGCACCAAGTTTCCGACCGTGGCTGCAATGTGGCGGCGCCAGTGGCAGCAGGTGATTCCCTTCTTTGCCTACCCGCCGGAAGTGCGCACGATTATCTACACGACCAACGCCATCGAGAGCCTGCATATGCGCCTACGGAAGATCGTCAAGAACCGCGGCCACTTCCCAAGCGACGAAGCCGCCACCAAATTATTGTTCCTGGCCTTGCGCAATATCGAGAAAGATTGGAAGATGCCGCAGCGTACCTGGAAGCAGGCTGCCAACCAGTTCGCTATCATGTTCGGCGAGCGCTTCACGAACGCAATTATCTAACTCTGAATTCTGGCCCCGCACACAGAATTTCTGACAGGTCCCAGGCCAAACATATTTGCGATCGCACTCTTGCCATGCGCGAGCTCCTTGTAGAGCGTCGACCATTTACCGAACGAAAGGCACTCGGCTACCGCCCAAGAAGGCGGCAAACGCGGGTTGGTATATTTCGCGTGGTAATGAGCAATAAACTTTTGCTTTTCAGACCGCTGTACTTCCCTGGCTACCTCGCCAAACCACTTTGCCTGGTCTGATGCATTCTTGAATACGACTTTCGTAAAGTCGAGATACCAATGCGTACCGAAGTGGGTGTTCAATTCCTGAAGAATGGCAGTGCGAACGGCAACTTCGATCCTGTCGATCTGTTCCATCACAAGCGACCTGAGCGCGCGATCGAACTCGTAGATCTGCCGTATGTCATCGAAAGTGGTGCCGGGTTTAAATTGCCTGTTCCCATACAAGAACCCGACAGGCGCCTGCTGCATAAAAGGCAAGGCATAGCCGCGGAACCGGAAGTAGCCCACTGCACGCAGAAAGCGTTCTGCGTCCGCGTCATTCGCCACTACCAAGCCCTTGTTCTTGAGACGTACAACGCTGTCAGCGACAGACAGTACAGGCTTAGCGTATTGCATTTTGTACCGACAAAAAAAACCCGCCATTTTTACACTGCTCTTGGTAGAGCGCGTGGCGGCGGGTGTTGTTGGAGGTAGTTTACCTTAGCGCGCAAAATTGATCAAATTTGGCGATGCGACTTCGTCGACTAACAATGCTATGCACGATCCTAAAGAGCGTCAATCGCTGTATCGATACGGCCATACTGATCCCCCGGTGTCAGAATAGTTGTCGCGTCACGTGATTGAGTAAAGCCATACCGGGGACGGGCAAGAGAGAACGTGTGAAGCAGTATCCAGCAGAACGAAAAGAGGCGTTGTTACGGCAGATGATGCCGCCCCAGAACCGCGTGGTGTCGGAACTGGCCCGTGAGAGTGGGATCACCGAACAGACGCTTTATACTTGGCGCCGTCAACTTCGTAATCAAGGAATGCCGGTGCCAGGTAGTGGGAAAAATGCTGAGGAATGGACCTCAGAGGACAAGTTCGCTGTCGTGCTGGAAACGGCTGCGTTGAACGAGAGCGAACTGTCGGAATATTGCCGTCGGAAGGGGCTGTTTGCGGAGCAGATCGCCACCTGGCGAGCCGCATGTATGGCCGCCAACGTGAGCGTGGTGCAGCAAACCCGGGCGCAGCAGGTCCAGTCGAAGGAAGACAAGAAGCGGATCCGGCAGTTGGAGAAGGACTTGCAACGCAAGGAGAAGGCGCTGGCTGAAGCAGCAGCGTTGCTGATCCTGCGAAAAAAAGCCCAGGCGATCTGGGGGGACAAAGAGGAAGACTGA